CATCCCGAAACATCAGGAGCTACCCCATGCAAGCCTCAGTATCCATTTGGGTCGGCAGCGTCACCGCCGCTGTCGCGCTCGCCGCCGCGCGCTGCGTCACGTTCGCCGGCGGCCTGCCCGCAGCTGGCGGCCCGATCTACGGCGCCACTCGAACCGCCGGCCTGGTCGGCGATCTGGTCCCCGTCGACGTGATCGGCAGCGCGCTGATCGAGTCGGCGGACGTGGTCACGGCGGGCGGGCCCGTCATGGTCGCCGCCGATGGCCGCGTGCTCGACAAGGCGGGCGCTACCACCACCGTGGGGCGCGCGCTGACCGGGGCCGCAGCCGCCGGGACGCTGTGCGAGGTCCTGCTGTTCCAGACCGCCTAACCGGGCGCCGGACTAACCCCATTCGAAGGAGATCCTCGTGCCTCAACTCTCAAACTCCCAAGCGCGCGTCATCGATCCGATCCTGACAGAGGTCGCGCGCGGATACGTGAATAGCCTGCCGGTCGGGCAGCTGCTCTTCCCGCGCGTCCCCGTGTCGCAGCGCGGCGGCCGAATCATCACGTTCGGCAAAGAAGACTTCATGCTCTACAACAACCTGCAGCGGGCGCCCGGGCAGAACACCAAGCGCGTGCAATTCGGCTACGCCGGCGCCGCCTTCGCGCTGCTGGACTACAGCCTGGAGGGGCAGGTCCCGATCGAGACGCAGCAGGAGGCCGAGGCGGTCCCCGGCATCGACCTGGCGCAGCGGACGATCGTCGGCGTCCAGAACATCATGGCGAACCGCCTGGAGATCGCGCAGGCGGCGCTGGCGACGAATGCCGCGAACTACGGCGCCAACAACAAGGTAACGCTGGCCGGCACCGCGCAGTGGTCGGATACATCGGGCGTCAGCGACCCCTTCGCCGACATCGAGGCTGGCAAGGAGTCCATTCGCTCGCAGACGGGCCAGTACCCGACGACGATGGTCATCGGGCCGAAGGTCTTCAGCCGCCTGAAGGTCCATCCGAAGATCGTCGGCCGGCTGCAGTACACGACAACGGCGATCGCGACGGAGGAGATCCTCGCGGCGCTGTTCGACATCCCGCAGCTCAAAGTCGGCAGGGCCGTTTACGCGACGGACGCTGGCCAATTCGTCGACGCCTGGGGCAAGGACGTTGTGATGGCCTACACGCCGATCGCGTCGCTGGCCAGCCAGGGGACGCCGTCCTATGGCTACACCTACCAGCTGACCCAGATGCCGCTGGTCGAGGAGCCGTACGCCGACCGCAATGCGAAATCCTGGCTGTACCCCGTCGACGACGCGGTGGCCCCGGTCATCGCCGGCGCCGAGTCTGGCTACGTCATCAAGGGCGCGGTCGCCTGACGGCCGCTTTGCATCGTACGTTACACGGGCGCGAAATCCGGCATTCGGAAATTCCGCCTTTCTGACATTCCCGAAAGGACGAAATCATGAAGGTCACTGCAACCATGCCGGTACGGCTCGGCACGAAGGACGGCCCGGTCGACTACGCCGAGGGCGATTCGTTCGATGTCGACGAGAAGACGGCGAAGTCGCTGCTGGAGAGCGGCGCGATCAAGGAGGACGCAGCGCCGGCGGCGAAGAAGACGGGGGGCAAGACGGACCCGAACGGGTAGGGCAGGGCGCGCGCATCATGCCGATGATCGAGGACCTGAGCCTGTACCTCGCCGACTGGGGCGAGGAGGCGACGATCGACGGCGCGCCGGCCTGGGGAATCTTCGCGGCGCCCTACAGCAGTGGGCCGCTCGGCGATGTCGGCATGTCGTCGGCCGTCCCGCGCTACCTGATGCAGACGGCTGCGGTACCCGATGGCCTGCAGGCGGCGCTGACGCCCCAGGACGATGACCCGGTGCTGGAGCTCGCGATGCCGCGCGCCGGCGTCTTCCGCTTCATCGTCCGCGAGGTCCAGCCCGACGGCACCGGCATGACGACGCTGATGCTGGAGCAGGCGCCGTCGCAGGCGGCGTAGGCGAGCGATGGCCACCGACCCGACCGTCTTCGTCCGCATCGGCGCCGCCATGGGCGCGCTGCTGCTGGCTGATCCGCCGATCGCCGAGGGCCGCGTGTGGCGCGGGCGCCAGTCGCCGATCGCGGCGCAGACGCCGACGGCCGCTGTCATCCGCATCGAGAAGTCGGCGGGGCAGCGCGCTGACGTGGCGGACGGCCCGATCGACTGGGCGACGGATTACCAGATCGAGCTGTATGCGCGCGTCGCCTCGGGCGAGTCGCCAGAGGACACGGTCGATCCGCTGCTGCGCGATGCCTTCGCCCGCCTGTCCGGCGCCGGCCCGGCGCTCGGCCTGGCCGTCGAGGACATCCTGCTTGATCCGCGCATCGCCTGGGACTACGCCGAGGGCTCGACGCCGCAGATCGTGGCCACGCTCTCCGTCCGCGTCATCCATCGAACGCAGGCCAACAGCCTGGACCCCTGGACCTGATCCCTCACCCCCCATCACATCGAAGGAAATCGCCATGTCCCGCAACGTCAGAAACGCAGTCGTCCTCGCGATGCCCGAGGCGACGTACGGCAACGATCCGGGCCCGACCGGCGCGAATGCCATCCTGGTCGCCAATCTCTCGGCGGTCCCGCTGAACGCAAACAACGTCGATCGCGCTTTGCTCCGCGCTTACTTCGGCGCCAGCGAGATGCTGCCCGGGACGCATTACGCCGAGGTCAGCTTCGACGTGGAATTGGTCGGCTCGGGCACCGTCGGGACGGTGCCGGCCTGGGAATGCCTGCTGCTCGCCTGCGGCTTCGCCGGCGCTGTCGCGGCCGATCGCGTCGACTATCTGCCGCTGACGGACGATCAGCCATCGGCGACGATCTACCTGAACGACAGCGGGGTGCTGCACGAGCTGAACGGCGCGCGCGGGACCGTCACGTTCAAGCTAAACGCTGGCGAGAAGCCGGTCATGTCGTACCACTTCCTCGGCCTGTACGTGCCGATCAGCGCCGCGGCGCTGCCCGTCCCCGACTACAGCGGCTTCATGCAGCCGCAGATCCCCACGCATGGCAATACGCAGGTGCTGACCCTCGGCGCGACGCATGCGGACGCCGGCCCGCCGGCGCTGACGGGCGGGACCCCGATCTCCTCGCTGGGCCTGGAAATCAACGGGGGCATGAACGTTCAGTTCACACCGATGATCGGCGCGGAAACGGTGGACATCACCAACCGCGAGGTCACCGGAAAGGTCAAGGTCGATGCGACCGCAGCGCAGGAGGTCGCGCGCATGGCCGACGTACTCGCGGGGAGGCTGTCGAGCGTCGGATTGATCCACGGCACCGTCCCTGGCTCGCGCGTCATGCTGTACCTGCCGACGGCGCAATTTCTGAATCCCTCGAAGGAGGAGCTGAACGGGCGGCGGCTGATCGGCTATGACCTGCGGGGCGTCCCGCCGGCGACGGCCGGGGGCAACAACGAACTGCGCGTGGTCGCGTGCTTCTGATGACTGCCGTTGCCGTCTTTCGCCTCATCGATGCGCCGACGTACTGGTGGCCGGTCGACTTCCGCACGCCCGCGGCCGATCGCTCGGGCGAGTTCGATGAGCACACCATCGAGGTGCAATACCGCTTCCTCGATGACGATGAGCATCGCGCGCTGATGGATGCCGTCGCCGCGGAAAGCCTCAAGGACCCGGAGTTCTGCCCGCGCGTCGTGGTCGGCTTTCGCGGCGTCGAAGATCCGAACGGCAAGCCGCTCGCGTACTCGCCGGAAGCGCTCGCGACGATCCTGCGCGTCCCCGGCCTGGCTACCGCGATCGCGCGAACGTATTTCGACAGCCGCGCGAAGGCCGCGGAAAAAAACTCATGAGCGCCGCCCTCGCATGGGCCCAGGGCGGCCCAGAGATCGATAGCGGCCCGCTTGACGATCTGCGGCTACTGGGGGCGCCCCCTGCCGTCGTTGACGCGCTGCAGGCCCGGCTGAGCGGCCTGGCGGCGACGATTCCATGCGAGGTCTGGCCGTCGCACTGGCATGCGCTGATGGTCTTCCTCGCGATGTCGACGCAATGGCGCGTCATCGCCGGCCTGCGATCGCTGATCTACCAGGGCCTCGATTACAGCTCGCTGCCGATCATCATCGAGGAGTACCGGGACCGCCCGTATGCGCAGCCGCTCGCGCAGCTGATGCCGCAGCTGCGGACGCTAGAGGACTGCGCCCGCAAGGCGATGGCGGACTGACGGGGCGCAGGCGGTGGGCGACAAGAGCTACACCTTCCGACTGCGCGGCGATGCCGAGCAGCTCGCCTCGTCCGTCGCTGCTGCGGCGTCGTCCGTCGACAAGCTGGCCAGTACCACCGAGGCCTTCGCCCGACAGCAGGCGACGAGCGCCGCCGCCGGCGATCGTTTCATCGCCAGCCTGCAGCGGCAGATCGACGCGGCCGGAAAGACCGGCAGCAGCCTGCTGGCGCTGAAGGCGGCGGAGCTGGGCGTCAGCGATGCCGCGACGCCGCTGATAGCGCAGATCGATGCCCTCGCGGCCGGCCAGGCGCGCGAGCAGGCCGCAGCGCAGCGCGCGGCCGATACGCAGCGCCTGCTGACGACGGTACGCACTGCCGCGGCCAATGCCGAGCGCGAGCAGTACCAGGCTCAGCAGGCGTTTCTGGCGGGCCTGGAATCGGAGGCTGCTGCGCTCGGCAAAAGCCGCGCCGAGCTGCTCGCGATGCAGGCCGCGCAGCTGGGCGTTACCGCCCAGGCGCAGCCGCTGATCGATCGCGTCACGCAGGCCGAGCGCGCCACGTCGCGGATGGGGGGCACGTCGAAGCTGACGGCGCAGCAGCTGCAGCAGGTCGGCTATCAGCTGAACGACTTCGCCGTGCAGGTCTACAGCGGCGGCTCGGCGATGACAGCGCTGGTGCAGCAGGGCTCCCAGCTGTCCGGGACATTCGGCGGCGTCGGCGCCGCCGCGCGGGCGCTGGCCAGCCTGATCACGCCGGTAGTCCTCGGCCTTACCGCCCTGGCCGCCGCCGCTGCGGCCCTGGGGCTGGCCTACAAGCAGGCCTATGACGAGGGCGAGGCCTTTCGCAAGTCGATCGAGCTGACGGGCAATTTCGCTGGGCAGACGGCCGACAGCATGCAAACGCTGTCGCAGTCGATCGCCTCGGCCGCGGATACCACGATCGGCAAGGCGCGCGACATCGCGCAGGCGCTGGTGGCAACCGGCCAGGTCGGGCCATCAGCGATCGGCGCCGTCGGCGAGGCTGTGGCTCGGACGCAGAAGCTCACCGGCGAGTCGGCGGACAAGATCGTCAGCGACTACGCCTCGATGTCCAATGGCGTCGCCGAATGGGCCGCGACGCATAACCGCGTCTCGCATTTCCTGACCGAGGCGCAGTACGCCTATATCCGCAGCCTGGAGGCGCAGGGAAGGGCGGAACAGGCGATGACGGTAGCGGCTGCGGCCTACAACGAAGCGATGGCCAAGCGCTCCGTGCAGCTGGGCTATCTGGAGCGCGCTTATCAGGGGCTAGCCAGCGCCGCCAGTAGCGCCTGGAATGCGATGCTCGGCGCCGGCCGAGACGAGACCAAGGGCGAGGAACTGGAGCGCCTGACGGCGCATCTGGCGGCGCAGCGCGAGGCGCTGGAGTTCGACCGGACGCACGGCGCGTCGCAAAGTCAGATCGCCGGCCGACTGCGCGGCATCGCTGCGGATGAGGCGGCGCTCGCGCGCGTCCAGGGCGAGATATCAGCCGCCGAGACGAAGGCGAAGAACGATGCGCAGCAGGCCCTGAAGACGCAGCAGGACCTGGAGCATCAGTCGGCTACGTATCAGTCCGCGCAGCGGGCCGTCCGGCAGCTCGGGATAGACGCCGCGCTGCAGCAGTCGCAGGAGTACCACGATCGAGAGCTGAAGATCCTCGATGACAGCTACGCGCAGCGGGCCATCGATCAGCGCGGCTACATCCAGGTCGCTTACACGCTCGACCAGCAGCTGCTGACTGCCAAGGCCGCGGCGATACAGCAGGAGATCGAACTCGAGAAAAGGAAGACTGTCGGCAATGAAGCCGAGGCGCTGCAGCAGCAGGCGGCGATCGGCCAGGCGCAGCTCAAGCTGGCGGCCGTCCGCAATGAGCAGCGCGAGGCCGCTGACAGGCTCGCGCGCGGCCAGTACGCGCCGGCGGCACGCAATGTTGTCGAGGACGCGCAGACGACATTCCGCCAGTCAGAGCTGCAGGCGCAGCTGGCCGAGGGCGAGGCGTTCTACCGTCAGCAGCACGTCGCGCAGCTGACGGCCGCGGCCGAGCTGGTGCAGACGAACAAGGGCCTGGCGATCGATCTGATTCGCGACGATCGCCAGCGCGGCGAGGCGCAGATAGCGGCCGAGGCCGAGCGGCTGCGCAGGACGCTGGAGCTCGATACGCTGAACGAGGCGGATCGCGAGCGTGTATCGAACGACCTGGCGCTCTACATCGCCAATCGTCAGGCGCAGCTCAATCGCGAGCTACAGCCGGAATACCAGCGAATGCTCGAAGACTGGGCCGATACGCATCGGCTCATGAAGGAGGCGCATGACGAATTCCTGACCGACTTCGTCAAGGGCGGCGAGGACGCCTGGGTACAAATGTTCCAGACGGGGAAGCTGAACATCGGCAACCTCGCGGACATCGCGATCAGCGAGGCGGCGCGCGTCCAATACCGGCAGTCGATCGCGCCGCTCGTGGCCAAGGGCGGCGAGGCGATATCGGGCTGGCTCGGCTTCGGCGGCGCCGCGTCGGGCGGCAACGGCGCGACGGCCGGCGCTGCGGCGACGGCGCAGGGCACGAATACCGCGGCGGTGGCCACCAGCACGACCGCGCTGGGGCTGATGAATTCGGCCAGTACCGCGGTGACGGGCGCGCTGACGGCGCTGACCAGCGCGGCGACATCCGCCGCGGCAGCGCTGCAGCTGGCGGCTGGCGGCGGCGGCAGCAGCGCGCTGGCCAAGGCCGGCGCCGGCTTCGACTGGGGCTCGATCTTCGGCAGCAGCAGCGGCGGCAGCGGCACATCCGCGGCGCTCGATGCGGCTGCGAGCAGCTACGGGGATACCGGGCTGCTCAATGCCTTCGGCTTCGCCGGCGGCGGCTTCGCTGCCGGCCGCTCGCTGCATC